TTATGTTATTTTTCGTTGAATATCCTCTATTATATCCTCAAGTCGTTGAAGTCTGGAATAATATTGATCGTGAATATTTGGCATACGTGCACTGAGATACCATTCGGCGTGCCAAATACTATTTATATCCTCAAGTTGGAAGTTGAAATTTGGATAAGAAGCCTTATCTGGGTTGTCGGACATTAAAACATAGAAACCCTTCTGATATCTATTTTTTAGCCTTTTTGCAAATGTTTTACCCTCGCGGTCTGAAACAACATAAACATGCTCGTTTGGCATGTGTGCCCATTCTGTTCTATCTAATAGTCGAATAATTAAAAAACCTCCATCTTGAAGCGTCGGGCTCATACTATCGCCTTTAATTCTTACAGCTAAATAAGTACCACCTCTAAGAAGATTGTTCGGTAAGCAAATTTTATCAATAGTGGTAATATTATCGCCATTAAACCAGCCAGAGCCAGCGGCTGCATTTATATCAGTGATGGGTATATAGCTTTTATTGTCAGGTGCTAAGTTGTAATCCGCCTGTTGTTCCTGAATAATATTCTGTGCTATTATTTTATTTGATTCTACACCTAAAACCAAGTTGTCAATTGAAATTCCAAAATAATTGGATAATTTAATAATTGTATCAATATCAGGTTTTGCAATGTTGGTCTCCCAATTAGATAAAGCGGTGTGTTTCACGCCAATAATATCGGCGAGTTCTTTCTGGGTGAGCCCTTTTTCTTTGCGATATTGCTTTATCCTTTCAGAAAAATCCATTTTAATTGTAATTATTATTCCATTTTATTTGTAATTCCAATTTGCTTGGATTAGTTTTGTTGCACGAAGGAAACAAAAGTACACATTTTATGGATTATTTAACAGCCATCAAAAAAAAACAAGACGGAGACTGGAAAACGGTTGGAACAATGCTCAGCATTAGTCCCCGAAATGCTTCAGTCATTTCAAGGCGGCCAAATTCAAAAAAATATAAAGCTGTTATGGATGCGCTTGTAAGTGTGGTGCAAGCGCGTGAGTCGCTTTTAAATAAGTGTAAAGATTTTATTGACGACGCTCTAAGCAATCAATAAGCAATAGCCATAATAGCTCACTGAACAATGCCTAGCATCTGGAGAAATAACATAATAGTAGTAACCAAAGAGGAGTTGATCCCCGCTTTTTACCCCTCCTATAATGCTTTGAAACTTGCAATTTTCAGAGCTGAGCAAAGAGGCTATGGTGTAAGGCGAGCTCAATACGGCGGTTACGGACATGATTTTCTAGTTGATTTCGATTCGCTTCCGCGCAAAATACAGGAGGAACTCGGAGACCCAAGAAAATGTGAACATCCGGTGCTAAGATACTACGAACGAAGCCAGGAGATAGTTGATTTATATACAGGATTTCGATACGACGATGGCGATTATATACGCAAAGAAACGCTCGAAACTTATATAACCAATGGTTGCATGTGGCGGGCAATTGAACAGCTGAAAGCCGCCCGCGAGCATGAAATACTAAGCAAAAACGGAAAATTAAGAGAAGTAAATATTATGCAAAGTCTTTGTAACGACGCAATTAGTTTTAATCCGATACTACTTAAACGCTGGGGCGTGGAGCACACGCTACCAGCGGAAGTGCGACGGTTTAAAGAACGTTTTGCGCGCTACACCGAAGGCGGCCTTATTGGTCTGTTAAATACCAACAAAGGCAATAAAAATCCGGCTAAACTTAACGATAAAACGCTGGCTGTGCTTAACAATATGTTTGGTACGCAGTCATTTAAACCCAACTACGAAGACATTTCGAACCAATATGCAGCGTTTTTGGCCGGAGCGGTTGAGCTCATTAACGAAAAGACCGGAGAAATATACAATCCTTCAGAATTTAAGGCGCTAAGTCGCTCTACTATTTATAATTATCTAAAAGATTGGGGAAATGCAATTGCCACAGAGGCTAAACGTAGCGGCAACCGTCAAACTTTGATGGCTAAATACCGTCCGGCTCACAGCTTAGATCAACCGCAATTTGCCGGAAGCATTATTTCGGTCGATGACCGTCAGCCGCCGTTTGAATATGCAAAAGGTTCGCGTATTTGGTTTTACAATGGTGTTGACCTTGGTAGCGAAGCCCTTACCACATGGGTTTACGGTAAATCTAAAGACGGTATTATACTGGATTTTTACCGCCAAATGGTTCGCAATTATGCCGAATGGGGCTTAAATCTACCTGCCGAAATTGAGTGCGAAAGTTCTTTGAATAGCTCATTTACAGACACCTTTTTAAAAGAAGGCAGCATGTTTCAGTATGTGCGCGTTGAAGCAAACAACGCCCGCGCTAAACGTTGCGAGGCATATTGGAGACAATTGCGTTACGGTATTGAAAAGAAACACGAGGGCTGGATTGCCCGTCCGTTTGCCATGAGCGAGAGCAATCAGGCAAGCAGCGACAAGGTTCCGTTTGTTCCTTACGATTTGCTGGTTGATATGTGTTTGAAAGACATTGAAACTTGGAACAACATGCCGCACAGTGTGCATAAAGATAAAACACGCTGGGAAGTATTTATGGAAAGGCAAAACCCCAACCTGCGCCCAACCAATTACAAGGCCATTCTGCCTTATTTGGGCTACAAAACACAAACATCGGTACATGCCGGAATCCTTAAACTACAAAACCGTGAGTGGTTACTTGGCGACGAAGGCCAAATATATACAGGCGAAAAGCTTATAGGTTTAATGCAAAAGGTTGAGGGGCAAAATGTTGATGTTTACTGGCTCGACGGTAACGACGGAAGCATCATTAAGGCCCTGGTTTACATCAATAGCCAACTTGTTTGCGAGGCTTTGCCAAAACCAAGTTACGCCCGTGCCCGCATCGAAATGACCGACGAGGACACAAAAGCCCGCGAACTGATGAGTAAATATGTAGCAACAATAGACGGCTACGCCTCGCGACAAAAGAAACTGATTGACAATGTTATAGTGATTGACAACCGCAAGGTTACACTTAACGACAACTTTAAAATATCGAGACCAAATACCGCAAGCCTTACTGAGAACCGAAATTTCGAAACCGGAGAAGAACTGGCAGAGCCCGATGACGATTTAATTCCTATTGAAACATCATTTAAACGAGATATTAAAGACAGATTCTAAAACAAAACAAGATGTTACTATTAAACAATGATTTTAAAAACAAGGTAGTTGATGCACTCTTAGAGAGCCGCGACAACTATGACGGCTCGGATGCCGCCTTTGCCCGCAAAAATGGGTTGTCGGCAGCTATTTATAGCCGACTCAAAAACGGCGAACGCGACCGCATTCTCAGCGATGCGCAATATTTATCACTTGGCCGCTCGCTCGGTGTAACGGTAAACGAACGTAAATGGAAAATGGCTCGCACCGAGGTGTTTAATGTGATTGAGGAAGATATTATTTTCTGCAAAGAATACTCAAAAGGCAAAATTTGCGTGGACGATTGCGGTATCGGTAAAACGTTTTCGGCTAAATACTTAGCCCGTACGCTTAAAAATGTATTCTATGTTGATGCTAAACAGGCCAAAACCAAACAACAATTTATCCGCCTTATAGCAAAAACAATAGGTATAGACGAAGCCGGAAAGTATTCGGACGTAAAAAACAACCTCAAATATTACTTGCAAATACTCGAAAAGCCGCTCATCATTATCGACGATGCCGGATACCTCGAATATAACGCACACATGGAACTGCTCGAACTGGTTGATGCTACCGAAAATATTTGCGGCTGGTACCAGATTGGCGACGATTCGCTGCAAGAAAAAATAGAACGCGGAATCAACAGCAAAAAGGTAGGCTACAGGGCTATGTTTAGCCGATTCTCAAAAAGATACACAACGCTAATCCCTGTAGAACGCAACGAAAAGCTTTCGTTCTACAAAAAAATGCTTCGCGATGTGTTGGCTGTTAACGCTTCTGCTCAAATAGACATAGAAACTTTAGTATTGAAATGCTTACGCTCTGACAATGGCGCCGTGTTTGGCGATTTGCGCCGCGCCGAATCGTTGTTAATTCTCAATTCTTAAGCGATGGAACAGATTGAAACAACATGCGAACAAACGGCTCCTACCAGCACTGCAACTACAAAACAAAATTCAAAAATAATTGAGGTTAAAGCAACGCGCGCACGTACAGCGTCTAAGATATTTCAGAAGAAATACAAAACCTTCGCTTTTACTGATGAATGGCTAAAGGTTATGGGAACACCTGAAACGACAGGCATTTGGTTGGTGTATGGTATTGAAAAAAACGGCAAAACTTGGTTTAGCCTCAAACTGGCCGAATACCTGACAGACTTCGAAAAGGTGTTGTATATCAGTGCAGAGGAAGGCATGAGCTTATCTATTAAAGAAACTTTACAACGTGTGAAGTTTGATATAGGTAATCGTCGATTACTGTTTATGGAATACATTCCAATTGAAGAACTCGACCAGCTGCTAAGTAAAAAGCAAGCCCCTAAAATCGTATTTCTCGACAATCTTACCATTTACGCCGACGAATTGAAAAATGGCATATTCCGCAAACTAGTTGCGAAACATCACGATAAGCTTTTTGTATGCGTAGCGCATGAGGAGCGCAACGAGCCTTATACCGCGGTGGCTAAGCTGGCTAGCAAACTAGCTAAAATCAAAGTGCGGGTTAAAGGTTTAGCCTGCATGGTTTCGGGCAGATGCCCCGGCGGTACACTTACTATCGACGAAGAAAAAGCAGCCCTGTACTGGGGGCAGAATATTGTAAACAATTAAAACATACAGCTATGAAACAATTGACAGAAAAACAGCAAGCTTACAGAAAAGCTTTGGTTCAACAGATTCATATACTGAAAGCTACAATAAACATGGGCGAAGAGCATTACCGCAGTTTTTTGCAAAGCTTTGGCGTGGATAGTTCAATTCAATTGGATATTGAACAGTTGCTCGAGGCTATTACGCTAATGCAGTGTATGATGCCGCGTAAACCCAACGATGCTAAGGCTGATATGTGGCGCAAGCGCGTGATAGCCTCCATTGGTGGATACCTTGATGCTATCAATCATAATTCGAGTATCGAATATATTAAAGGTATAGCTCTGCAAGCTGCAGGCGATTATAAGTCGTTCAACGATATACCGATACCGCGGTTACAAGACCTGTACAATGGTTTTATCAAAAAAGCAAAGGCGGCAAGGCGTATTGAGCTTGTAGCCTCTGAGCTTATAGACGTTCAAACCTCTTTAAACTAATAAAAAACAGGACTATATGAAAACATACGTAATAATAATAAGTAAACATTTTCCGGCTAAACATCCGGAGCACGGGTCTGAATCTTTTTTCAAACGAAAAATAAAAAAAGAAGGCGGTATAGGCATCAAAGAACATACAATCAGGCTCAATTATGGTTATTGGAAAAAGAAAATTGATAAAGTAAACGCCGGCGAGGCGGTGTTATCACTCCGGCAGTGGGCGGGTAAACCTCGTCGGTCTCAGCAGGTTGAATTTTTACAGCTCAAAAAAGGGCAGGTGGATGTGGCTCTATTTCAGATTACAGAGCTCACGCTCTCGGGTGAGACAGTAAAAGGAATGGCGCTGGTTGATGGTAAAAGCATTCCGCTCGATGTGGTAGCCACAAACGATGGTCTTAGCCCTTACTCCTGGTATCATTGGTTTAAAGAGGTTCCTCTCAATACCGATATGGCTCTTATTTATTTAAATACTGAATTTCGGTACTAAACTAACGCCTTATGCCAATCAATTACAAACAAAAAAAGCTCGACCTCGAACACTGGTTTCGCTGTCACGATGAGACAAACCAGTTTTGGGCTGCGAATAGAGAGGAGTACAACAGAACAATAGAAATACTTAATAAACAGCAAAATGGAGCAATCAACTAAAACTTTCGAAAAAAAATATCACAACGACACAACTGAAGTTTGTGGTAATTGTCATGGAACAGGCCTGTATTGGGTTCTCGACTATGAGAGCCCTCACAACGGCGATATTCAAGGACACAACGATGTTTGTCCGCTCTGCTATGGCGCTGGTATTATTGACATTAAGCGCGAAACAACAGTATCAATTTATCCTAAAAAGACGGCGGCATGTTTGGTATTATCAAAGCAATAAAGCAAATGCAGGTCAAACCTGTCATTGCACTAATAGAAAAGCAAACTACAGAATATCAAAATACAAAAGAATTCCTTTTTCAAACCGGCGATGATGTAGGAGTTAAACGCTATCAGGCGAAAATAAACGCACTGAGTGATTTACGCAAACAATTAGAAAACAATTACATAAATATTTAAGAAAATGGCAGCAAAGAAATGGTATAACGCTGAAGGCCTCGAAGTTCCGGCCGTTTACGTTCCGGCAATAGATAAGGAACGCGAAAAAATAGTTCAAAAATATGTAGCTAAAGCAATTAAGCTTAGCGAACAGCTCGACACTTTGAAGAAAGACATGTTGGCCGATTGCGATGTGTTTTTTGAAGATCAGTTGATTAAAAACGGTGTGCGCTCGCAAGGCAAGGGCAACTACAGTCTTACATCGTTCGATAAGAAGCTGAAAATAGAAGTCAATGTACAGGATCGCGTTGAGTTTGACGATCAGATACAAATCGCGCAGGCAAAAATCAGAGAATACCTGGCCGAAATCACAACAGGTGCCAATAGTGATATACAACAGATAGTTAACGCGGCCTTCCAAACCCGCAAAGGCAGTATGGACGTGAAGCGCGTTTTGGGTCTTTTTGAACTGAAAATAACACATCCTAAATGGCTCGAAGCAATGGAACTGATAAAAGGCTCAATAAGTCGCAACAACAGCAAACGCTACGTGCGCGTATGGCAAAAGAGCGAAAACGGAGAATATACAGGTATTGAACTGAATTTTAGTAATATATAAGATGGAAAGCCAAAAAATACTTTGGCATGTGCTTCTTTGCGCAGGCGAAAAAAAAGGTCAGGTAGTTACTGTTGAAACAGATCTGATCGAGATGGAACTTAAAAATCTTCCGGATTTATTGATAGACAGAGGTTTTTTAGAGTCATGGTCAAACAACGGCGAATATGATGTTTACAATAAAAGTATCATCTCGAACAACAATTGGATTTCTGTTGAAGATAAGCTGCCGGGACTGTTATATGAAGTTCTGCTATTTAATAAAGAATGGATTGACGAGGACTATAATCCAAAAGGAATAAGGATAGGTTTTTTGGACGGAGGCCATGTGTGGTGTTCAGCCTTTTGCAGTTGTATTACTGATTATTATCATCGAGACAGTAATAAGGATGACAACGGGTTTCTCGATTCTAAAGCCGAGAACCAAATACCAACGCACTGGATGCCAATTCCGTGCTTTTCTTAATAACAAACCCTCCGCCCGGCGCGATGCTGCGGTTCGAAACCGTCGGAGGGAACAAGCTTGCAAGCCTTAAACAACGATTAAATAGTATTTAACTCTCACTAAAATGCGACAACTAAAAATAACAGAAAACATAACCGTTAGAACCGGTTATATAGAAAAGTATATGAATGATATGCGGCAATGTGAGGTGCTTACAGCCGCCGACGAAGTACGCATTGCAGAGCTGGCCGCTGCCGGCGATGCGGCCAGTCGCGAAAAGCTCATTAAAAGTGCTGCGCGGTTTGTTGTGTCTGTGGCTAAACAGTATCAGCATAGGTCAGTGGAATTGTGCGACTTAATACAAGTCGGCAACTGCGGATTGATACAGGCAGCCGAGCGTTTTGACCCTTCGCGAGGACTCAAGTTTATCTCTTTTGCGGTGTGGTACATACGTATGGAAATACTCAAGTACGTTAATCAGGATTCGCGCTTAATACGCCTTCCGGGGCAGTCGTCAAGCGAGTTGAACAAATGCAGGGCTTACATCGACCGCTGTTATGCCGAAAGCGGCATAATGTTAACCTTTCCGGAGGCTGCGAGTTTACTCGGTTTTGCTGTTCAGCGTGTCGACCTTGCCAACCGTAGCACAGCGGTAACGCACATTGACAAATGTAGCGACGAAAGCGAAAACACATCGCTGGCAGATATTCTTTTGTTTAACAATGCGGTTGAATATAACAACCCAAGTCGCGTTAAAGAAACGCTTTTGCGATATATAACTGAACGAGAGGTTGATATAATTATTCGCACGTATGGAATTGGTCGCGAATTCTGTCAAATTGATACCGACATCGCGCGGGATTTGGGTATAAGTCGCGAGTATGTTTATTTCATCCGCAACGAGGCTCTTAAGAAGCTAAAAAAGAAGGCTAAAACAAACCGGAAAATTAGAAACGCTTTAATTGACTTAGCATGAAAGTATATCTAATTGGTAAGGTAACCGGCCTCGAACGCGAGGCGGTAGAGGCTAAATTTAACAAGGTTGAAGAGTTGTTTACAGCGGGCGGAATGGAGGTTGTAAACCCCATTAAGCTTATTCCTGAAACCGAGGATAACTGGTGCTTGGCGATGCGTAAATGTATTGCTGCGTTGGTAAGTTGCGATGCTTATTTCATTTTTCCGGATGCATACGACAGTCGCGGCGGAAACCTCGAAATACAAATAGCCGATGCGCTCGATTTAACCGAAATTGTGCTATGACACGCGAGCAACGACGCTGCTACAACGCGCTGCTACGACAGCAGCGCGCCTTGCAACGGCAGCGAATAAAGAGTTCAAAGGATTGGGAAAAGCTCCGCGAATTATCGGCTATGATTGAAGGTTTTCGCGAGGATGACAATTAATAACTTAAAGAAAATGAGTGAATTAGATAAAATAAAATTAAGGCCGCAGGTAGACTTGCGCTCTCGAAAGTTCTATATATCAGCATACATGCGCGAGAATTGGCGCAAGTTTTTTGCCGACAATAATAGCTACAATACAAAGCAAATGTGCGTTGATGCTATTAAGAATATTGTAAAACAATACCCACAGTCGTACGAACTAATTGAAAACTGAGATGGAACATAAATATAAAATCGGTCAGAAGGTTTATTACATGAAAGACAATAAAATAGCTGAAGGAACAATCGGAACGAGAAACACTCTTGAGTATTTGGTTAGTGTAGGAGGCAGGATAACTTGTAATCATAGCTACGCCCTTTTTGATGCGCTACATACACCCAGTAACGACTACATGCCCGAAACTGTTTTTTACGCCTCGAAAGAAGAATTAATAGCCGATTTAACTAAAAATTTGGCATAAAAAAAGAGGCTCCGCGCAAACACACGAAAGCCCCTCTGACCCTAGACAAGTCAAAGGTAACAACTTTTTCTTAAGCGCGTGGCCTACAACCGAAAAAACATATTAACCCGAATTGTTGACATACAAACCGTAACCCTCGAACACACCCGGCGTGGCGTATCGCAGGAGTTTGTGTACAACGACATTATCTATCCACGTTACCGGATCAGCAAACGAACCTACTACCGGTATTTAAAAGAAAACGCTAAAAAAGAATTAAAAGAACTTACATTATGATAGACAAATTCCTTTCTAAAACGGGCGTAGGCATCGCGCTGCTGTTTATGGTAGCAGAGCTGTCGTACATCAATACAAAATCGCTGCAGTACATGTTCGACGAACATGCCGCCCTTGATATGTATTTTGGCATAGTAGGCGCCGTGGCCTTTTCGGTGGTAACGGTGCTTATTATGCGGCTTTCAAAGCGCAACTGGCTTACAGTTGTATTTCCTCTGTTTGACATTGCACTGGTGTTTTGCGGGTTTAATTTATCGCACGCCGACACTTTGCTGGCTAATCCGGTTCGCTTTGCAATGAGTGTGTTTTTATCGCTGTTTTCAGGTCTTATAACTTATTCGCTGGGACAGATTAACGCAGAGCAGCACTCGGGCAAGGAGCTGGATAAACAGTTACTCGAAAGTAAGAATAAGGCGCTTGAAAGTAACTTGAATGAAACTAAAGGTGAGTTGCTTGCTGTTAAAGGTAACTATGAAAAATTGACTACAGACTACAAAGTAACTCGCGAAAACGAAAAGTTACTTCAAGGTAAGATTGATAGTCTTATGGGTGACTTTTTTGTTTCCGAAACTGAGAGGTTGAAAGCGGAAAGTAACTACAACGATTTGAAAAGTAACTTTGATGATGTAAATGAAAAATACAAGTTACTCGAATGTGACTTTATTCAGCTTACAACTGACTTTGCCGACACTAATGATCAAAACAAAGTTAGTCAAAGTGAGATTGCAAAACTTAAAAACTCTCTTGCTGAAATTGAAAGTAAGTTAAAAGATACTTTGCGCGCCTCGGCCGAATACAAAGAAAAAGCCATAGCCGCCGAGGTGGCACGCATCCGCAAAAAGCGACCTGAAAACAGATCGAGCGAAGAAATTAAATTATTGGAGGAGGCTGCATGAAAAAAGAATAAAGTGGGAGTCCACAATTCCCACTTTATTCAAAGAAGTCATAGGTTAGCTTTACGCCTTTACCCAAAAGCGAAAAAACTTAGCGTTTTTAGGGTAAATTTTTTTACCACACCGTCTAATGTATCTGCAAATAACTAAACGGTATTCGACTCCATTTTCTATTTTACTAGTCATATTAAGGATGACACCTCCTTTCTTCTCGGTTAAGGACGGAGACTCCCGTTAAGCTTGTGGAACAAAAAACCCGAACCGCTTAACAGGTTCGGGTGAATTCTTGCCGAAATAAGATTGCAGTCAAATTTCGAGAAAAGTGTCTTTTATCGACGTAGTAAAATAGATACCACAAATCTAGGTATTTAGAATTAAAATGCAACAATTTATTGAGATAAAATTATATTGTATTATTACTATTGTTTTAAAAGATGAAAACACAAGAAATACAACCCTGCTCGAATTGCGGTAAGACGCCTGTTTTTGAGAGTGATACACAGTATTTTATTCTTATATGTAAAGACTGTGAAGCTAAATATTTAGGAACTGGAGCATGGTTTAGCACATTTCCGTGGTCAAAAAAGACGGATGCCGTTAACGAATGGAATAATGCGGTTTCCATTAAAAATGGACTCAGTCATAGAAATTCTATTTTATTGGGTCTCTTCATGGATGATGATTTTTTTACTAATTTAGGTTTCACTTACCCAAAACCTATGTTTCAAACCGGACGAATATTACCAGAACATTGCCTATTTTCTTCATCTTGGGATTGGCTAATGCCTGTTTTGGAAAAAGTTCTTAAGTTAGAAATAGATAAAGAGTATATAACTCTTCGAACGTTTGGGGCTTTAAATACAGAAACCGGACAAGTGATGGTTAGGTTTAATAGATTTCCACTCTGTCAAGCTGACTCTCTTTTAGAAGCAACATATTTGGCTATTGTCGGGGTTCTTGAATTTATTGAACAGCAAAATAGAAACAATGCAGGCGAGAATTTGGCGAACGGCTTTCGGGAATGAGTGCACGCTGAACCGATTAGCATCAGTAACGATGGCACAACAGCTCGCCTGTTGTTTTTGAATAAACCTTTTGGTTTTTCTGAATGGTTTGTGTAGTTTTAAACGAATTAAATCAATCAACAAAATGAAGTATTCAGAATTTAAAAAATTGAGTAAGGAGGAACGAGCAAAAGTTCCTTATAAGGATCAGCCCAAGGAGGCGAAAGTCGCTACTTTTTCTATTATTGGTGTTTTGGCAATAGTATTAATTGCTATAATATTTTCGGCTTTTTCGGGTCCGACTAAAGAGCAGCTTTCGGATAAAGCTTATTTCTTTGCAAAAGAGTTTGTTAAAGAAAACCTTAAGTCGCCGTCTTCTGCCAATTTCCCTTTGGAGTCGGCAGGAACATGGTCTACAGCGGATAGTGTTTTCATATTAAAATCGTATGTTGATAGTCAAAATGAATTTGGAGCCACTGTTCGGTCTAATTATTATGCAAAATTGCAATATAAGGGAGGTGATTACACGGATGGTAAAAACTGGAAGTTAATCGAGTTTCATTTTACAGAGTAATACATCAATGTAAAAAACAACAAAAGCCCGGCACACCACCGGGCGTTTCTTATTTAAAAGAAGCGCTAATCTTTATCTTTGGTTTGGGCACGGTATCCAACTCGGGCACGCAACTGCGGTCGGTAATGGCGGTTGTGTAAGTGGTTTCGTAAACCTTTATACCGCCGGGCAGGGCGTATTGCCGGCTCTGTATTCGGGTGAGCGGCGAAAAGTGGTTGTCGAGTATGTTTCCGTCGTCGTCGGTAATTATTTTGCCGGCAAAACGCTGTAGCTGCTTGTGTAGCTCTTTAGCTGCCATCATGCGCTCATAAGCTTTTGTTTGTGTATAGCTTTTGTTGTGCGTATCGTCGTAACAATCTATCGCCAATTTAATCACAATACGGGCACTGTCGCCCATTTGCATGCCGCGCGAGGCGTCGCTCCAATCCACTTGCTGAACGTTGATTAACACGCACGGAAAAACAACAGGATAACCGTCTTCGTCGGGCGATTGTAATTGACCGTAATCTTCGTCAATCATAGCCATGTCGGGCTGTGTGTCTTCAATGCGCTTTTGAATAGAAATGAATAATGTTTCCATCGTTTAAATACTGTTTAATCGAAGTTTAAAATCCGTAAAAAATCTTTTTCTACCTGAGCCGAAAGGGCATCGTTGAGCTCAATGCTCTCACCAATAAACTGCCGTTTGGGGATAGTTATCTTATGCGGCGCGGTGCGTTTCATCGGTTTTAAATGCAGGCTCTGATACCGCGCTGCGGTTTCGTTTTTCACAAACACGGCTCTACCGCTTTTCGAAAAATAGGCCGTACCCCCGGGATGATTAATGGTACCGCCATCGTTGTGTATCTGCGCGTACTCTTTGTCAACCCTAATTACTGCCTGTCCGGAGCGTGTAATACCGCCGATGCTGTTGAACAGTTCGTTACGTGCACTTAGCAGCGTGCCGTAGTTGTTGAGGGCATATTTACCGCCCGTTTGCCGTTTTGCCTTTGGCCACGGATGCAACCCGCCGTTTACAAACCCGCCTTTGCGAAAGTTGTTCTGAAAATGGTCGATGCCTATTTTTAGCGCCCTGCGCGGAAACTCCTGCGCTGCATATTCCTTTATTGAAGGAATTGCGCGCATGAGTGCATTACTAAATTCTTCGGGAGTCATAGCTAAGAAGTTAAAGAATGAAGTAGTTAGAGAATTAAAGAATTTATGTTGTATCTTTGCACACGGAGAGATGTAATTCGGGCAACCGACATCACTCCCCCAAACAGGCTGGTACTTTTAGTATTAGCCTTGTTTTCTTTTAAAGAATGCCCTCAACTCTTCGGTTTTAAAATACATCGGTTTTTTGTTTTTGCGTATAAGAATAATTGTCTCAATACTGCTGGCTCTATTACCCTGTAAGGCTGCTTTAAAACCTTCGAAAATAGAACGCACACTGTAATTCATATCCAGTCTTATTACTACCTCGCTCACCCCCTGACGTGAGGCTTCCTTTATCGAATTTTGAATTGCATTTATTCCTTTATCAGTAACAGGATGTTTAGCATCCGAAAGTTTACCTGTACGCCTATTTAATGCATCGGGATTTTTTTTGCCTTTCTCGTTGTTAATAGGTTTAATTAGCTCATATTGACCGCCATTATCTGCCATTATTTTGTACGTTTTTAAATTTTTGGCGGCCTCTGCTCCGTTTTGCGGAACGATATTGAGGTAACCTCCTTTTTTGCCTTTATAGGTTTCGGGTAACGGCACTATTTCATTGGCTTTTTGCTCAGCCAGCTTACGTACCCCTTTGTCGGCATCGGCTATATAAGGGTGTTTATCCGAAAACAATTTGGCTGTTTTCCCCGGATTACCGTCGAGCCCGTCGGCAGGCTTGTAATCAGCTTCAACACCTTTGCCCGTGGGCTTGCTGTCGGTATTGGTTATGCCGCACTTGCAGTTCCACAAGTTACCCGGATAATTGGTGCTCCAAAACGGATCGTTGATAGGCCATATTTTGCCGTAAAACGGTTGATGATAAGGCCGTTGCTCGGCACTGGTTGAGGGTAGCCACATCAGGTTCGGGTACAGGTCTGCATCGCGCTCAAAGTCTTTCCATTTAGCAGCCGCACGCGCACGTATAACGGCTGTGTTGTACTCTGTTTTTAAATGGTTTACGTTCCATTTTTCGAGCACAGGCGCGCAATCGGTTTTGAATTTTGAGAACGATTTCAGCTTGTCGTTTTCGTCGAGCAGCTGCTTTGCCAGTTCATTGGCTTGTGCATGCGCGCGAAAGGCGGAAAACACCGCATTGTTGTGCCGTAACTCGTTTACAAATTCGTAATTGGGTTGTCCCCATTCCACTTGCCCAAACGCTTGTTTTACGGCATCGTCGAAAAGATTGAAGGCCGAAAAGAACAAGTTCGGTTCTATTTCGTTCTTAACGTCAACACGCTCCTGGTATATGTTTTTTAAAACATGCTCAAACAGCTCTGCACCGATGTCCGAAAACGGGTTGTCGCCCGCCACATTAAAAACCTGAATACCGGCACAATGCGTGCAGGTTTGCGCGTAAAGCTTGTCAATTTTTGCTGTAATGCCCTCGCGTGGAGGGCTTAACCGAAAAAATCGGCACCCTTTTGCCAGATGTTTTTCGGCTTAGCATTGAGATGCGTTTTTTTAGAACCCGAAAAATAAGGTTCGTCCGCTTTGTTGCTGAAAGTGGGTTGCTGTTGTTGTACTTGTTTTGCCTTCATTTCGCTTTTCAGCGCATCGTAATTAGCGGGTTTCGGGCGACCGTAAGTGGTATAGAAATAATCGTCATCGAGTGGCACGCCAAGATTCGACAATTTCATGTCTATCTCAATAGCAGTAGTCAGGTCTATGTTTTCGTTTTTCACAAACGAAAACAAGCCTCCTTGTGTATTGAATCCTAAGGTGTTAAAGATGTCTGCTAAATTGTAGTTGAGCGTATTAAGTACAAAAATGCGGTCGGCTTCTTGTTTTTGAACTTCGCTTTCCTGTTGCACCTCGCCCAGCGACCGACTTCCGTTTGCGCCGGAATCGGTAGTTAAAACATTACCCAAAATCGCTTTTGAAATTTGCTGGTCGTAAAGGTTAATACAGGTCTGAAACAGCGTGGTTGTAGTTCCTTTTCCGAGGGTGTCTAAAATGTTTATTTTTGTTCCGTCGGGGTGAATGATTACAGGCGACGAGCCTATTTCGGTCAGGTCGGTTAACAGTTTTTCGCGAATTGTTTCATCCAATCCGTCGTAGGTTGCCTCCTTAATCGGTTGCCCGTAAAGCTCTGAATACTGTGCAAGGTCGGCCATGCAGTTACGTTTGTAAATGGCCATTGGTGCGATTTTGTTCAACAGGCCAAGGTCGTATTGATTGCCTATTGTAACAAGATTCGGAAACGATTCGAAAAGTTCGCCTGAAGAGTCCTCTTGCCGGCGAAGAATTAAGCCTTCCTCCGGCGATACATGCTTACGCGGAATGAGGTCGTAATTAATCCAGCCAGTTGCGTCGTTAAAGAATTGAAATACAGAGAATCCCCAATACTCAGTGTCTAGCAGGTCGTTAAGAAAACGCAGAAACCAAGGTGAGCGCAATTGTTCGTTTATTTTTTCGTCTGGCACGCCATTGCGAACAAATTCAATACGCGCGTTTAATATTGCCTTTTTTCGCTTATCTATCACCGACGACAAATGTGTGTCAAGTATTATCTCATTGTAAATGTCGTACAACGAGTAACGGCGCGGGTGATATTCGGCTTTTTGCTCAGCAGCTTTTAACGCCTTTCGCCAGTTTGAAATGTCGAGATTTTGGCGTTTTATCTGAGTGTAGATAAGTTTCTGTATTGCAGTTTCTTTTGTTGTTGCCATTTTAATAATGATTAATACGTTTAGGGTTACTGGTCATAGCATAAGGCATTTGCTTGGTTATCTCGGCTTCGGATTTTAGCGGCAAGCCCTCAACGGGCAGCGGATCGGAAGGGCGGACAACATCTTTTAACCAGGTTACTGCGCGGTCGTATCTGTCTTTTCTGTTTTGACTTAACTTTTGCGGATTGTGGACACAAAAAATATGATACACAGAAATATCGAGGGCGAACATTAACACAAGCGGATGGCGGTCGCTGCCCGTAGCGGCAAAAATGGTGTTGGTATCAAAGCGTTTGGCTAAGTAACTTTTCATCTCGGCCACGGCGCGGTCTTCGCAAATTTCGATAATGGCATCGTCCTGACGCGTGAGCGAGTCTAAAATGTCGCGATGCACTGTGGCATCGTAGTCTTTTATATCTATGAAATTGTTCATTAGTATCTGTGTTTATTTTTGTTACGTAACGTGGTTGCTTTAATGGTGTCGGTAGGTTGCATTGAATTGGCTTTCTGATTGATAATAAACCAGCCCCCTTCAACGGCGTCGGGACCGTCGCATAAGGCTGATAATGTTGGATCAATAGACTTGAATTGTTCCTCGAGACGTTGCATGTGTGGATTTGTTTTTTCTTCTTCGTTGAGTATAAGGTTTCCCACCCTGTTAAGAGGTTCTAGGTTTCCTTCTATACGTGCAAATTTTTCGGGCTTTTTTCGGGCGTCCGGATTTATTCCTATCCATTTGCCGTTTGCTTTATAAGCCTCGTGAAATAGGGGTTTGAAAACTTGTTCAAAAAAAGGGTCTTGAAGGCTGTTGTTTTCAATATAGTTATAGACTTGGGTTTTACCTTTTACGTAATTATCTATATCATAATACCATTGAACATATTCGGCATTTTTTACATGCTGAAGAAAACCGGTAATTACATATATTTTACCATTTAACGCCCCTAATAAAAATAAAGATTTGTAACAGGCACCCGTTTTGCCTTTGGCTTCTTTGTTAGAAGGCGCAGGGTCGCCGTAGGCAACCAAAAAACGAAAGCTTTTTAAGGGCGGAACTTTACCCCATGTCATTTCTTTGAACACAGTTCCTTCCGAAATAGGATTATTAAAATATTCCTTTTGTGCCGATGCCCAACTAATAATAGAGAGAACACGATCAATATGCGCCTCGGTATTTTTAGTCGGCCAAGTCGATAGGCTATTTATGTCGCGAATATTGACTATTTCATAATAATCAGCCTTTTGAATGGCGCGTAACATACAGCAATCTTTTGCTATTATATTGCCGCAAAATATGATGAGCAGTGGTACCGAAATGGAGCGCGTAGGTATTAAGGCTTGTTCCAACCAATCCCATTTTTTCTTAACCAGTTCGGGATTACGGCAATCCTCGTCGGTGTCGAAATCGTCGACCAGGATAACATCGGGGCGAATGGCTTCGTTGCGTGTACCACGCGGCGACTGTCCGGCTCCAATGGCACGAAAAGCAACGCCTTTGCGGGTGAGAAATTCGCCCGCTTCCCAATGACCGAGCTGTTCCTGCGTACCGTAATCGTTGATAATGCGCTGGTTGCTTTCGAGATTTATTTTGTAGGGCGTGATTAAACGTTCAGCATTGTCGTATGAGTTGCTGGTAAGAATAACATTGCGCTTTTTGCCTGTAAGTGTAAGCTTAAGCACTTCCATCATGGTGCGCGTACTTTTAGCAAGCTCACGGCTCCACGGACGGGCTTCGTAAAATTCGGGGTTGCTCATTACCCGCTTTGTTGCCTTTTTATGGAAAGGGGCAGGTTCGGCGCTGGCATAGTTCGGAAAATAGTATTTAAACCATTCCTCGTCATGTGCTTCGAGTCGTGCAATGCGTTTAAGCTTGTCGGCAGCCGATTCGTTAAAGTCGACCGTAGTACTCGATAAAATAGCCTCTCTCAGCTCATCCCATTCGCGCAGGGCTTGTCTGTCTATTTGTTTCATGTTAAGCCTTTTTAGCGGAATCTTTAATAAAAGCATCGAAAAGCGAGGTAAACTCTTTTGTTTTGTCGATATCGATAGGCCTTAGAAAGTTGATGAATTTGCGTCCTACACTAATGATGTCGGCTAATGAGGTTTCAGTTTCGAGCGAACGAATAGCGGCGGCCAGTTTTGCAATAGTATCGGATTGCGAAGCTGTGGCGTACCTAGTGTAATTGTATACAGGTTCGCCGTTTTCTTTTGTTTTTATAGGGTCAAGAACTGGATTGCCAACCTCTTTAATGTGCTTGTTGAGCTCCGATAATTGTTCATAAAGACGGCGAAGTTCCTCTTCTTTGGTCATTAATATAGAAGTTTTAAGCCGTTCCCAACCCTCTTCTTTAACCCATTTGCACAAGGTTTGAACGCTGACGCCAACCTTGGCCGCGATTTCTTTTTGTGTGAGGTTTTCTTTTGTAAAGAGCAGCTTAGCCCATTCTTTTTTTTCTGCATTCTTCATTGCCATAGTAATCACCTTTTGTGCAAAAGTGGCTGATAACAATGGTTTTGCAGTAACGGTTGTGCAAGGATGACACAATTTTATGTCATCCTTGCACAACTATTTTGAAAGGCGTAAATGACCGGATATGTTTGCCATGAATTTCAATTTTCACACGAAAAACAGACAGCATGCCTAAGACAATAGTCAGAAATATAATACCGGGAAAAGAAAGCGATGCCATTCTCATTTACGGCGATATTTCGCCGTGGGATGTGTCAGCTAAAGACATAGTATCGCAATTGATGCAGGCGGCATATACAGGTAAGAAGACCGATGTGCGCATTTGCTCAAATGGTGGTGATATTCTGGAAGGCATAGCTATGTTTAGTGCTTTACGAGATACGCAGGCTAATGTTGAATTGTACATTGACGGTGTAGCTGCCTCGATGGCCTCGGTACTTTGTGCATGCGGTAAACCCGTGCACATGGGTAAATATTCGCGCATGATGCTGCATACCGTTCAAGGCGGTACTTGGGGCACACCTACTGAAATACAAAATGCCCTCGACTTGGCCAAATCGCTGCAGGACGACTTGGTAGGTATTTATGCTAAAAAGATGGGCTTAACGCCCGAAGAGGTTAACGCTACTTATTTTGATGGTCAAGACCATTGGCTTACTGCCGACGAATGCCTTCGTCTTAAGCTTATTGACAGTATTTACGATTCCGACCCTATTGATATAAACCTTGCGCCTAAGGAGGTTTATCAATATTACATAAACAAAGTTATCAATCAATTTAATAGTGACGAGAATATGGACAAAGATGTTCGCAAAAAACTTGGCCTTCCCGAAACTGCCACAGAGGCAGAGGTGATAGCTAAAATAGAAGAAATGAATGCGGCTAAAACCGCTGCCGAAACCGCAGCCGCCGAAAAGGACGGTAAAATAACAACACTTCAGACCGAGGTGGATGGTTTCAAGCAAAAAGAACAGCAGACAATTGATGCCGAAGACGATGCCTTAATTGAAGCTGCCGTACTCGAAAACAAGCTAACCGCAGACCAAAAGCCTGCCGTAAAAGCTATGCTCAAAGCCAACCGAGAGGAAGGTACGAAATTCATCAACAGCCTGAAACCTTTTAAAAGGGCAGCCGCTGTAATTAACCAAGGGAGTGGCGCGCCCGAAAGTGCCTGGTCTAAACGTCAGGCCGAGATTGACGCAACTGTTAACGCTAAAAAACGCTAATCAATGAAAAAGACAAAACTCATTTTATCGCTTCTTTTTGCGATACTTATCAATGTTATTTTAGGCAACGTATTTGCCTACGCTTCCGGCTTAGATGCCGCTGTTGTGGTATCGGTAATGCTTGGTATTAGTGCCGTAGCCATGTTTGTTAAACCAATGCAAGGTGTATTGCAAGATGTAGTTATTACTTCGGCCTACGCAGGCGAAGTCTTAGAACAGTTGCTTGTGCGAGCCACAACCGGAAACGAAATTGTTGCGGGCGGGCATATACACTTACAACCTAATGTTACCAAGAAATTTTCGATACCGAGGCTTAAGGCGGGTAAGATGTTGCAGACACGAAAAGAGCAACCTACTGAAGAGGATTCGAACGGAACATTTACGATAGATGAAAAATATCTGGAGCCAAAAGATTTTATGGCGTTTACCACATTCAATCCGCGTGCCTTCGAGTCTATATGGCGGCCATTTCAGACTACAGGTAACCTGGTGTTTGCCGAATTACCACCCGAGATTCAAAGTCAGTTGCTCGCCGAATTGGCCAAAGTGGTCGACTTTGAATTGGGAGATCACTATATCAACGGCAAGTATACAGCCAACACCGAAGGAAAGTATTTCGACGGTATATTAACCCGTATAGCTGCTGACAATGATGTGGTTAGTATTGCAAGCCCAGAAACCCTGACAGAATCGAATATTCTTGCAAAAATGAAATTGGTTCGCAGAGCGCTCCCTAAGGCGATACGTAAGAATCCGAACCTGAAGTTTTTTATGTCGGTACGTGATGCTGAATCGTATGAGTATGTGTTGACTAATCAACCAATGAAAGGGGTTGATTATACCAATATGAATCCCGAAAGGTTTAAAGGCATTCAAGTTGTCTCTTTGGCAGATTGGCCGGAAGATGTAATTGTTGCAGCCGTTACCTCAACAGGTATTGACTCTAATTTTTGGGCTGGCGTAGCCCTTGCCGACGATGCTGAAGCTATTCAGATTGACAAGCTTACCAACGCAGGCGAAAAGTATTTCTTCAAAATGTTGATGAAGGCTGACACCAACATAGTATTTGGCGAAGACATTGTACTGTACGACGGTCGCGCCGCTGCTGTGGCAGCCGGATCGGCAGACCTTGCCGGACTTGCAGTAAGTGCCGGAGCTTTAGTTCCCGCATTTGATGCAGCTACTGTTAATTATACTGTGGCCGTGGCTAATGCTGTAGCAACTACAACCGTAACGGCTACTCACGCACAAACCGGACAGGTGATTAAGTTAGGTTCTACAACGCTAACTAGCGGAGTCGCTTCGGCCTCGCGCAACTTAGCTGTAGGTGAAAACATTATTACCGTAGCCGTAACCAGTGCCGACGGTGATGCAACGAAGACCTATACAGTATTGATTACCAGAGCTGCTTCCTAGATTTAACCTAAAAACTCCAAGGTGTTGAAAACCTTGGAGTTTTGATAAAACAAACCTCTCTCGATGAAAGACTGGCTTATTTTAATTGCCTCTATTGTATCCGGGTTACTGACTTATTTTTTCACTCGAAAAAAGAATAAAGCAGAAACGAAACTGACTGAAGTTGAAGTGGCGCAGCGGGTTGTAGACTTGTATAAAGATGCGCTTTCGGAGGTTCAGGCTGAATTAGCCAAAGCGCGCGAAGAAATAGCCAAGTCGCGGGAGGAAATAGCTAAGTTAAGAGAGGAAGTCGAAAAGCTCACTAAGCTTAACCGAAAGTTGGATAACGAATTAAAATATTTTAGAAAATCTCAAAATACAACAAATGGAGATTGAAGTAAAAAGAATAGCCTTAAAACCTGATTATACTATAGGTAAGCTCTATGTAGATGGCATTTACTATTGCGATACAATTGAAGACCAAGTACGACCAGAAGGGGAAAAAGTTTGGGGCGAAACGGCAATTCCTGCCGGACGTTATAAAATCATATTGTCGCATTCCTCAAGGTTCAAAAAAACAATGCCTTATCTGGTCAATGTTCCTGATTTTAGTGGTATTATGATTCATAATGGCAATACTGCTGAAGACACACACGGCTGCATTCTTGTTGGCGAAAATAAGGTTAAAGGTAAGGTTATTAACTCTGTTGTCACATTTAAACATTTGATGTCACAAATAGAGGGTGCAATTAATTCAGGTGAAACGGTTTATATCACAATCCAATGAAAACATGGCTTCCTTTAACGCTTGTGTTGTTGGTTTTTATAGGATATGTATATTTTGACCAAACACGAAAATCAGAGCCCGCAACGGTAAACGTAAGCGATACTGTTTTTATTAAAGGTGATTCGCAGCCGTACTTTGTCTATGTTAAGACTCCGACACCCGTTTCTGTTGACCATTTTCCTGATACCGGGAAAATGATAGTTGATACAGCCTCTATTATCGCTAAACACTTTGAACGTGTGAGCTATCGCGATACAATTCGCGACACCTCTGTGATTTTGATTCTCGATGAGAATATTACTGAAAATAGGATTAACAGTCGCGATGTTCAGATTCAAAACCTACGCGCGCAGGCCGTTACATATAATACAACTACTGTCTCCCCTTCGCCACAATGGCTTGCAGGACCTTCGGTGTCGTATTTTGGAGGAAAGCTTGGCATAGGTGCAAGCTTAGCATGGGTGCGAAAAAAGGATGCTATGCAATTGAATATCAGTTTGGTTAATCGGGGCGCACAATTTACATACTTATTTAAAATCAAATAAACTATGCTCTCAAGAGTTAAGATATATTTTGAAAACGGCAACCTAGGCGGCGTTTCGCCGTCGGACGATGCCGTGGTAGGTTTGCTGGCATCGGCTGTTGCCGTAACGGGCAAATTCGAGCTTAGCAAAGCTTACCAGATAAGCAGCCTCGCCGATTTGGCAAATTTGGGTGTTACCGATTCGGCCGACGATGTTAACATTTCGTTGTATAAAGCCGTTTACGATTTTTATAACGAAGCCCCAAATGGTACTTATCTGTGGATTTACGGCGTGGCCAAAACCGTTACAATGGCCGATATGCTCGACAAAACAAAGCCCTATTTTCCGGCATTGATTACCGCTGCTAATGGGGCGATTAACTTTGTGATGGTAGCCAAAGCCGATCCGTCGGCCTACACCGCAACAATTGCCACCGGCTTGGACGCTGATTGTGTTGCTGCTATAACTAAGGCTCAGGAAGCCTGCGAGTGGGCAACAACCGATAAATATGCGCCTTGTTTTGCGCTTTTGGAAGGACGGCATTATTCCGGCACAGCTACCGATTTACCCGATTTAACCACGCGCACGGATAACCGTGTAGGCGTAGTAATTGGCGATACCGTAAGCGGCTCTGTGGCTGCCAGTGTGGGAACCATAGCCGGACGTTTGGCCGCTGTGCCTGTACAACGAAAAGCCTCGAGGGTAAAAACCGGGGCGTTGAACACCGATTTGTTCTACATCGGTAGTGTAGCTGCCGAAAACGGTAACCCGGATGTAATTGATGGCAAAGGTTTTATCACGTTTCGAACGATAACCGGTAAGTCGGGCTATTTTGTAGCTGAGGATAGACTTGCCACAGCCGATAGCGACGATTATGCTGTTATTCCGCGTCGCCGGGTAATTGATAAAGCTTACAGAATTGCTTACAAAACACTAGTTGAAGAGCTGCAGGACGAAGTTCCGGTAACCTCCGAAGGTTACATGCCGCATTCGAGCTGTAAAAGTATTCAAAATCAGGTAGAAACGGCTATTGAAAACAGTATGACCGTAAACAAAAATCTTGGAACAGACCCCGATGACCCGACAGACACCGGTGTTAAATGCTACATTAACCCGAAACAAAACATTGTAAGCGGCTCTGAATTTGGGGCAAATCTTTCGGTAAAACCATACGGTTACAAGAAGTATATCAATGTGTATCTTGGATTTAAAACCTCATTAACCGATTAATCATGTTTGACAGTAGAGAATATGAATTTGCCGACTTGACATTTGTTTTAGGAGGCAAAGATATAGTAGGCTTTCGTGGCATTAAATATACCACCAAGCAGGAAAAAGAAGCCGTGTACGGCAAAGGCAAAGACCCGTTGAAAATTCAGAAAGGAAACAGAAGTTACGAAGGTGAGCTTACTTGTTTGCAGTCGGAACTTGAAACCCTTATCGCTAATGCCAAAGACGGCTCAATATTGAGTTTGCAGCTTGATGCAGTAGTGGCATACGGTAACCCCGGTAACGGCGATGTGTTAATTACCGATGTGTTGCAGGGTATTCAGTTTACCGAAGAAAGCAAAGAAATGAAGCAAGGAGACAAATTTATGGAGGTGAAATTGCCTTTTATCTTCTTGCGCAAAAAGCCTCAGGTGGCATAACCCCTCCCTAACCCTCCCCTAAGGGGAGGGAAACAGAGACAAGGCGTTTTATTAGTATTTAATCATTGATTAATCAGTATTGAAATGGCAGAGAAAAAAGAAATAAACCTCGATGAGCTGAAGGCAAAATTCGGGGAGTTGAAAGTAATATCGACAGGCAATTTAACGGCTTATTTCCGCAAGCCGGATATGAAAATTTGGAGGTTTGCCTCCAAGGCACTTGAAAAAAGTGCTACACAGTTTAAGGTTGCAATGGCTACAAACTGTTTTGTAGGCGGCGACCGTGAGTTAATCCAATCTCCTTATTTGGAGGATGTTGCCGATGTTATTGATGAGTTTGTAAGTTATTCCGAGGCAACAATCGAAAAGGAAGGTAATGCCTTCAAAGTAACGGTATTAGAAAAAAGCTGCAAGTTGCGCCCAATCACTATTGAAATGCAAACGGAAGCGGAACGAAATAATCCTGAAAAACTTGCCTTTGCCGATGCACAGAGTCTGTTAAAAAGAATGTGGATTGATGGCGACGAGGAAATTCTCGACGAAAAGCAACTCGACTACCACATGCCTGTTTTGCAGGTGCTTAAAAAATTACGAGAAAAACATACCCTAAGTGTAAAAAACGCTTAAAGGGATATATCGCACATTTTGTAGATGGAGCCGATAAGGCTGAAGCTGAAAAATATATCAAAGACATAACGATAATGGGTGGTAACTCTATTATTCGTTATTATGCAAAACAGATATATCCCGAGCAACTTGATGATATTGTATGGTGCGAAACAGTAATGGACATCTGGTTATACAGATATCTTGAATCGAAAGAAGTAAAAAAATAGAGTGTAAATGACCGCATTGGAACTTGTTATATCATTGAAAGACAGGACTGCATCCACGCTCGAAAAAATTGGACGTGAATTTACTCAGGTCAGAACCAATGCCGATAAACTCTCGACAACAATCGGTCATTTGGAGGCTCACGGGCAAAACTTGCGCATTGCACGCGATTCGGCTACCTCAATATCAGAGCTAAGGCGCTTAAACAGAGAGCTAGAGCTTACAGAACAAAAAGTTACGAAGCTTCAAAACGTTGGGCGCGGAGGAGGTTTAAAAGGACTAATAGGCCAAATTCCGGGTGGTGACCTTTTATTGAATCCAATTGCCATCGCCGCTGCGGGTATAGGTGTTGTTTCTAAATTAGGCATAGAGGCAGAAAAAACAAGTGTTGCCTTTGATGTACTGCTTGGTTCACACGAGCGGGCAACTAAAATGGTTGAGGCAATCAAACAATACGGCGATACCTCACCTTACGAATCGCCCGCGTTGCTAGACAACGCAAAAACTATGCTTGCTTTTGGTATTGCACAAGAAAAAGTACTTCCAAGTATGAAAATGCTTGGCGACATTGCTATGGGTGATGCTAACAAAATGAACAGCATGGTACTTGCCTTTTCTCAAATTTCGAGTGCGGGGAAAATGCAAGGACAGGATTTGTTACAACTTGTAAATGTAGGGTTTAACCCACTTAATGAGTTGACGAAAATGACAGGAAAGTCGATGGCTGAGCTTAGAAAGGAAATGGAGCAAGGTAAAATATCGGCCGATATGGTCACCGCTGCATTTCAGCATGCCACAGGACCCGGAGGCCAATTTTACGGGATGACCGATAAAATAGCAAATACGGTCGGAGGCCGGTTAAGTACATCTTTTGATAACTTGAAACGGATTGGCTTAGGCTTGTTTGACCTTATCTCACCTGTTCTTATCCCTGCCCTAAATCTGTTTGGCTTTTTAGTTGGTGTTGTGGCTACAGCAATTAACTGGTTGGCTAAAGAAATTAAAGAAGGTAATCCTATTATCATCGGTCTTATAGCTTCGATAGCAGCAATAGCAATTGCATCCAATGCGGCTGCGATTGCTTCCGGTGTAGCCACGCTTGCTACAAAAATATGGACGGGAGCTCAATGGCTGTTAAATATAGCGATGGATGCAAATCCAATTGGTTTAATTATAGCAGCTATTGCCATTTTGGTTGGTTTGGTTTGGGCGGCGGTGAAAGCTTACGACAAATGGGGTGCAACACTGCTGTTTTTGATGGGACCTCTGGGCTTAATAGTTAATATGATAATGGCATTAAAAAACAACTGGGATTCTATCGTTCAAGCCTTTACATCAGATGGAATATTAGGCGGACTTAAAAGAATTGGTGTTGTTTTAATTGATGCGGTGCTTTATCCGATTCAACAACTATTAGGGCTTTTGTCGAACATACCAGGAATGGGGAAACTGGCCGGACGAGGTGAGGCTTATCTGGCTACGCTGAGAAAAAACCTTAATCTGGCAACACCACAATCGGCTACCTCTACAGTGTCAAATGAAACAGGCGATGCCGCTTCGGCGGATGCAACAAGTACAGGAAAAAACAAGTCAACAACCAGTGCAGTAGCTTCAGGCGGCAGCCGCAGCACGCAAATATCCATTCACTTGGGTAAGATGGTTGAAAATATAGTGTTTCAGGGCGGTGTAAAAGAAAATGCCCGCGATATGGAGGCACAGGTTGAAGAAATATTACTGAGGGTGTTGTTTGCCGCGCAAAGTGCAGGGTGATAATGTGCTAATTATACAATGTGCTAATGTGCTAATTAAGACAACAGACATTGACAACGAGCAACAAACAACAAACAACAAACAACTAAGAAAGTGGATCCGGTACAAACATTATACGACGAAACATCGCTGGCATTAAGGATGCAGGTTGCAGCCGGGTTTGCTATTCCGCCAATATTGCCTTTTCGAGAAACGGTAACGGTAAAGTCTGGCGAGCGCATAGAAGCTGATGCCGAATTGCAATCGCGCTTAAATGCCGGACTCAAAGCCATTGCCGAAGTGAACTGGTGCATGCCGCTGCGCTTAAAGCTCGACACTAGCAATGAGGAGTTTACGCTGCCGGTTGATCCGGTTATAAGTTTATCGGGCAAAAACCTGATCACACGACGCTACGTGGCTAAAAGCGAAAAGCGCGGGTCGGTAAAAGAATATTGGAGTCAGGACGATTGGAGTATTACTATTTCGGGAATATTGATAGCCGATACGGCTGATGAATTGAAAGTTTTGATTAAAAAACTTCGCGAAATATGCGAGCAGGGCAAGACTGGTGTTGGCGTAACCAACGATTTGCTTAACAATTATATGGATATAACACGTCTGGCTATTTACGATTTTGACTTTCCGCATACCAAAGGCGAAGAGAATCAAAGTTTTGTAATTAAGGCGTGGAGCGACGATTTGTTTCAGTTAATAGAAGAGAATAAGTAATGTACAAAATGGTATGGCATATTACAATAGGCAAGTTTCGGCTGCTCATGCTCGAAAGCTGCGTGATCACGCGCTCGGTAGAGATGCTAGCCGATACGGCTGTAATTACCTTACCGGGAACGGCATATAATAAAACACTCGAGGTTGAAGATAAAATACAACGCGGCGATGCTGTCACTATTCAATTAGGTTATGACGACAATCTGGTCTCTGAATTTGAAGGTTACCTGGAGAGTGTATCGACCGACGGCGGTTCGATAAAATTGAACTGCGAGGATGCTTTGTTTTTGTATCGTAAACCGCTCGACAATATAGAGCTTAAAAATAAAACAGTTAAAGAACTCATCAGCTATATACATAAAGCCTTAGGGCTAGATTTTAAAGTGTCGTGCGATTACGATTTTACTTATGATAAGTTTACCATAAGCGGCGCAACGGGTTACGATGTGCTTAAAAAAATACAGGAGGAAGCCAACCCGAATATTTACTTAAAAGACAATGTATTGCATGTTCATCCGCAGTACACCGAGATATTCGGAACGGCCAATTATGATTTTGCCAAAAACATTGATCGTGAGGGAACAGATTTAAAATACCTGAAAGCCAGCGAACGAAAATGGCTGATAGAGGTTGAGGGCAAAGGCGCTGATGGAAAAGTGATTAAGGTTGAGGCCGGCATAACAGGCGGAGACCGTATGAGCATTAAAATACCGGGAGTAAGTAATAAAACATCGTTGCAAAATAAAGCCAACGAGGTGCTTAAACAAAAAGTATATACAGGTTATGAAGGAAGTTTCACGGGTTGGTTAATACCTTATTGCGATGCCGGATACCGAATAACCATTAAGGATAAGGATTACGAATACAAAGACGGTGCTTATTATGTGCTCGAGGTGAAAACAGAATTTTCGAAAGATGGAGGTAAGCGTATTGTGAAACCGGGTAAAAAACTAAATGATGAGTAGCAAGAGCCGACAAATACGTGAAGCAATACAAACCATTGCCGGCGTGCGGCAAGCGCTAATTTTTACCGCCGAAGTGGTAAGTGTGAACGGCAAACTGTGCGAGGTAAAGCACGGCACGCTGCAATTAACGGATGTAAGACTTGTTGCCGTTGAAGGCGACAGCACAAAAAATATATTGATAACACCGGTTGTTGGAAGCATCGTTTTAGTAGCCGATTTGGGTACGGGCGAAAAGCGCGATTTGGCAGTTATACAATATTCCGAAATTGAATCAATAGCCATAAACGGTGGCAGCCTGGGCGGATTGGTTAAGATCGAGGAGCTTAAAAATAACATTGATTCGCTTAAACAATATGTTGAATCAATCCATGCAGCCTTGCCCGCCGCTTTTTCTGCCATTGGCGCGGGCACAGCTGCAGCCGGATCGGCCGGAGCAACAAGCTACAATACGGCTATGACGGGCAAAAGCATCAGTATTGAGGATATGGAAGATACGACGGTAAAACATTAATAATGAGTAAAAAGATAGGCATACAGTTAAATTCGGATGGTGAGTTAGCTATCGTTAACGGGCATTTGTCTGTCGGAAATACCTTGTATCAAAATCAATACATCATCTTAAAAGCCCATAAAGGAGAATTGAAAGAAAATCCGATGATGGGCGCCGGAATCGACGACATGGCTAACGATGATGATGTGCTGGGCTGGAAACGAACCATACGCGAAGAGTTGGCGCGCGACGGCATGAAGGTGAGCGAATTAACCATATCGGGCGATGAACTCAATATAAAAGCAGATTATGACAGTTAAAGTAAAACAAGGACAAAGTTTGCTGGATATTGCGATACAACATTGCGGTACGGCCGAGTCTGTGTACGATTTAGCTATCGCCAACGGTTTGTCTATTACTGACGAATTAGTTCCCGGTCAATTACTTAACCTGCCGGCTGTAACGGATAAAAAAACGGTTAGCTATTTTGATACAAATGAGATAAAACCCGCCACAGCCGTAACCGCCGCCGATTTAATTTTTGAAGGTATTGATTACTGGGGTATAGACGTAGACTTTATAGTACAATAACATGGCACGAACAACAGCAACCATAAAAACAGCAATAGCCACGGAATTTATGGCAAACGAAACATTGGCGGGCATCTATGGCTTTACGCCGGGCGATTCGTTTGACGATAACTTTTCGAAATTAAGCGTCGAAAGCATATTCTTTTACATCATTGCCTCGGCTATTCATGTAGTTGAATTGCTTTTTGATACGCTCAAAAGTGATGTGGATGCGGCCTTAGACAAACGCTTAACTCACAACAAACAATGGTATGTTAATCAGGCTAAAGCGTTTCAATACGGATATGAATTAAATGAAAATACAGGCAGTTACGATACAATAGATACTGCTGCGCAAATAGTTACTAATGCGGCGGTCTCGGAAAACGCGGGCGTTGTAACACTTAAAACAGCGGTGACCGCCGGCGAAGGCTTGGGCGCGTTGAGCGATACGCAATTAGCGCTATTTAAGATATACATGGGTTTGATTAAGGATTGTGGGGTTCGGCTAAACATTGTCACCGGACCAGGAGACGACCTTGTTTTGATTATGGACATTTGGTACGACCCGCTGGTGCTCGATAGTGAAGGTAAACTACTTACTGATAACAGCATAGAGCCTGCGCGCGAGGCTATTAGCTCGTTCATCAAAAGCCTGCCCTTTAACGGCGTGTTTGTACCAACCTCGCTGGTCGACTCTTTGCAGGTGGTTAACGGCATTAAAGTGCCTGTTATTCTATCGTGCCAAACCCGTTACGGCGAGAATGACTTTGCAGACGTAGACGGTAAAACAATACCGTACTTCGGTTATTTAACTGTCTCAACATTAACACTTAAATATAGGGCTTATGATGTCGATTAATTGGAAGTCGTTTGTGTTGAACTATTTGCCGACATTCTTACGTCAGACCTATTTGTTCAACTTCTTATATACGTTGTGTTCGCCTATTGTTTTGTTGTATAACACCTTATATAATTACGATACGGATGTTAAGTACAAACTGGCTCATACTTCGCAAGTGTGGTCGGTTAAGGCGGTGTTGAATGATACTTTTGATGTTGACCAACGCCGCATTACCGTTTCGGACAGCGGGCAGGCTAGTATAATCATACTTAAGCCCGATACTTACAACGAACCTGTTGTTTTACAGCCCGATTCGGTGAAACCTGCTGTGGTAATTAGCAACGATTCGGCCTATGCCGGTAGCGAGTTCGATTTTATTGTAACTGTGCCTTTTACAATTACCGAAAGCGACATGTACAGATTAAAAGCGCTTGTCAACTTTTACAAGCTGGCAGGTAAACGATACAAAGTAATAACTGCTTAAAATGGACAAACTTACATTAGACGGTGTTAATAATTTTGCGCTCACCACCGATGCGCTGCTGTTTATGCAAAATGCAACAGAACAGGTAGAAAAGCTCGGCCTTATTTCGTCTGAAGCGGCTATCATTTCGGGTTGTACGGTTACCGCCGGGGTTGCGGCTCCTGGATATGTGATAATCGGCGGCAAAGTGATGCCTTTTGAGGGTGGCGCAGAAATGACGTACGTGAAGGTGGTTGAATCAACAGTAACCGTTACGGTTGATACGGCTTCGAGGATTCAAAAAACTTACAAGGCTGTTTTCACGTCCACATTCTCGCTTGGCATCAGAAACTGGGCTTTGCTTAAAAAGAACAGACTAGAGAGTAGACGCATGTCCGTCTACATGATAGATGGAACGGTTGCCGGCTCTTTAAAGTACGGGACTGTTCATTTATCAATGAACCATCTTAGCTTGAACATAGCTTTTTCGACACACGGAACAGGTAGTGCAGGACAGCGGTTCATATTTACAGGGTTTAGCGGGCTGGATATTTATACAGCGCCTGCAATTTACATACCTGTGTATTATACAGCACCCGCTCAAGGGGGCGCTTGGGATGTGCTTAAACTGGTATCATTATCGCCTCTCACATTCGAGCTTGAGACGGCCTTAACGGGCGGTATGGAGGTCGATTTATACATTAACGGAACAATAAATCTCGACTAAAATGGCTACAACGCGCGAAATTTTAAAGACATATTTCAGAACAAAGCTGAAACCTACGCAGGCACAGTTTTGGGCGTGGTTGGACAGCTATTGGCATGTAAATGATAGTATTCCGATTGCGAGCATTGAAACCTTATCGGAGGCTTTAGATAATATTGAATCGGCAGCAGCTAAGGCTAAGGCAACAGCGGATGCCGTAGCCGGCAAGCTTGTTCGCGAAAGTAAACCTATTACACTTAGCAATTTAGATGCTGTGTATCAATACGCCTACAATCATGGCAAAAAAACTAAGAATGTTTCGGCAAAATTGTATGACAATGAAGGCGTTGAGCAAATAACCGCCGGTCTTTTCTGTATTGTTGATGAAGACGACATAACCCTAGCTTTCAACAACCCTATTGAGGGTGAATGGACTTTACTTCTTGATTTTTGGATTTAAATATTTGTTTTATGAAAAAGCTTATTTTACTTATACTCTTGGTTTTACCTATTGTTCACTCTTTTGGGCAGTCGGTAGGCAAACTACCTTACAAAAAGATACTAATGACCTATAAGGGTGACACCCTTTATGCTCAGTTTGACGGTGATAGCGTACGTTTAGTCACAAATAAAAAATGGGCGTTTTGGCCAGCATTGCCCGGTGGTGTAGAAACTCCAAATAGTAAAATTCATGCAGGTTCCGGCTTAACCCAAGACAATGACTCTACAATATCGTTTGGAGGAAGCCTTAATGATGAACAACGCTACATCACGATTGGTAATGCAGGTCAACTATCAATAGGTGATTCTCAGTCTTATAATACCTTCTTTAGTTCAGGCTCAGGTATTAATAATGAAGTTTTTCGAGTTCAAGCCGGGAGTCAGTCTATCACAATGAATAATACCATCCTCAATAGTGGAAACGGATTGATATATGGAGGCGATTATAGTGCTACATATACTAACCGATCGCTAGTGGATAAGGCTTATGTTGATAATAAAGTGTCATCCGCCGCTGGAGGTGGCGTGCCTTCAAAACTAAGAAATTATAGTTCCGGTACTGATACAGCTATTGTTGTGTCGGGAATAGGAACGGCGGCTTATGGTTCATTTATAAATAACGATGGTGGATACGCTTGTTTGGGTACTAAAAATTCAACAAATTATGGTATTTGGAGCCAAGCGAGTGGGTATGCTACGGCTATAAGAACAGATGTAACTGACGGTACTTGCTTTTCAGCAATTGTATCGGGTGCAGGACACGGTTTAAACATTTTTGCTACTAATGTGGACTCTTATGGTCTAAATATTTATGGCGGAAGAAGCGTAGCTAGTAATATAGGGGTTTTAAATACAGATGGTATTGGTTATAAGGCTTTTGCTCTTGATTCAGTATCTATAACATCTTCTGTAAGAACTGCTATTTTGGGCAAAAATTCTTACTATACAGATTTTGATGCTTTTGGTCAACAGCGTCTTTACAACAATAGTGTGTTAAAATATAAGCTTGCAACCGATGGCTCTGTGACATCCACACAATTTAAATTATCGACATTAAACACTGCCCCCACTTCGGCAACAGATGCCGGCGTGGTTGGTGAAGTACGCATAACCTCAACATACATATATGTTTGTACCGCAACCAATACATGGGTGCGAACTGCATTAACAACTTGGTAAGTTATTTATTAATATAATAGTTATGAAAAAGAAATGCTTATTCTTTGGTCTTTTACTTCTTTCGGGCGCAGTAGTCACAGCACAATCTGTTGACAGCAGCGCAGTTGCTACTACCGGCGCCTCTTCCTCTATTTTGGATGGGCTTGTGTTTTGGGTTGGCCTTGTGTACATGGTTTATGAGGCCATTGCGCTTCGTATTCCTACCGTAAAAAACTGGTCAACCGTGGCCATTATTTTCGAAAAGATAAACGGTGTGTTAACGGCGCTCAACACAAGAAAAACAGACACAACCCCAAAACAGTAGTTTGTTTTTCGAAAAAAACTAAAGCGATGGAAAATAAAGTAATAGAAACCTTTTATGTTGGCGGCGATTACGAGCTCGAAAGCGTTTTTACCGACGACTTAGGTAATGCCGAGTCGGTAAATGATTTGGCTGATGTTGAAATACGCATTGTAGATGTCTATAACAATGTTTTACAGAGCTTTAAAAAGTCGGATAACACGTTAAAAGTCGATCCTGAGCAGTCGAATAGGGTAACTTATACCTTTGACCGCGCGCACAATAAAACGCTGGGCTTACTTAAGCTCCGCGTTTTTAAACGCATAGCCAAAGAAGGAATGCTTGAAGGCGTGCAGGTTGTACCAACCGGAACAGAAACGTTTGCGAAAGTGATAAGATAATGGCTACAAGAGTAAACATAATAACCAAAACTTCAGGCGGGGCTATTTCGGCCAGTATGAAGTTTGAAAAATCGGTTTATGACATTGCTAAATCGGGAGGTTATACAGGCACAAAGGAGGAACTTTATACCTTACTAGCCAAGCAAGGCGCTGAAAATTCCGCTATACGGAATTTAGTTAGTTCATTGAGCAACGGCACTTACGAGGGTGTAAACCTTGAGGTTCAGTTCGCTACCGAAATAGCGCAATATTCTAGCCCGTGGGCGTGGATGTCGGCGCGTATTAAGACCGGTAATTTTACCGGGCTTAACATTGGTGATTATATTCCGTTTACCCTAAGTGCCGGGACTGTGGCCGGTTATACAATTAATCAGCAAACATTTAAGGCTGTAATCGCCGGTATTGACATGTATATACATAAGGGTTATATCATGCCCACCTCTTCAGATCATCATATCGACTTTATTACTGAAGAACTTTGTGATACACGCGTGGCGTGGAATCCGGCCAATAATAATAACGGAACAAGTTTACAACCATGCTCGTGGCTGGCCAGCGCCATATACGCTGTTTTGAACGGCGTTAATAACTACACAACTAGCGCGTTCGGCAATGTTCCTCATGGTGCTGATGCCTCGGCGGGCGGTGTCTTACAGCTGCTACCATCTGAGTTGCAAAATGTCATTGTTAATAAAAAACAAGCCCTTGGCTTTAAATACTCTGCGACACAGCTTTTACAGCGTCCCACTCAGCAGAATTACGCTGAAATGGGCAAATTGTGGCTGCCGACTGAATGTGAGATAAAAGGGACATTTGACTTGTCTGACTCGAGGGAAAATGAACTATACAATTCGTATCCTATTTTTAGAATCGAAAAGAACCAGATTAAGTTTAACTCGTTAGGGGCAGAAGGCAGTTACTGGACTTGCGCAACCTACAACGACATCGCCGCCTGCGTGGCTGGATTCGCTTTTTCAACCTTAGGTTGCTCGTACTTGCGCGATTTTCCTATCTGTTTTCGAATAGGATAAAATAAAAGGAGGTAAAAAAGGCCTCCGACTTAATTACAGAAGCTCTCAACCTCCTGTAAAATTTAAGGTGCGAACACACCACGACGAAGGCCAAATGCCTTTGTTTTGGTGTGTTCGCACCTTTTTTTGTTGAGAGATGACAAAAGTAAGAAATTTAATTTTTGATATGAATAAAATTTATACAACCGCGCCATTGCCGTTTATGGGGCAAAAACGCCGGTTTTTGAATCAATTTAAAAAAGCATTGAATGAATATAATGACGCCTCAATTTTTGTCGATTTGTTTGGCGGATCGGGTTTCTTATCGCACATAGCAAAGCATCAGCGCCCAGATGCTCGTGTTATTTACAACGATTACGATGACTATCATGTAAGGCTTGAACATGTACAACAAACAAACCGCATGATGGCGGATTTGCGCGCAATGTTAGCCGGTTGCCCGGTTGATAAAAAGCTAAGTAATGAAATGAAGCAACGTGTAATTAACTACTTAACCGAGCAAGAAAAAACAGGGTTTGTTGATTATATCACGTTGTCATCGTCATTACTTTTCTCGATGAACTACGCAACGACATTAGAGGAGTTTTCCAAGCAAACCATGTATAACTGCGTCAAAAAAGCGGATTACGATGCAACAGGATACTTAGAGGGCTTGGAGGTCGTAAAATACGATTATAAGGCTTTATTTGAAAAATTCAAAGGCAATAAAGATGTTGTATTCTTTGTTGATCCGCCCTATCTGAGTACCGACAATAGCACCTATAAAAATTATTGGAGGTTGGCCGATTACTTGGATGTTTTAAAGGTATTAAAAGACACTTCTTACTTTTATTTTACGTCCAATAAATCGAACATAATAGAACTGTGCGACTGGATTGAGATCAACCTTGCAGCCGAGAACCCTTTTAAAAACGCAGTTAAGACCGAGGCGCGCACTAATGTTACTTATGCGGCTACTTATACAGACATTATGCTGCATAAACGATATGTTACAAGCGTTAGTTAAATAGCAATTAAATAGTGATTAAACGACAAAGGAGACTTAATTGTCTCCTTTGCTTTGTGTGTGTATTTTTTTTGTACAATTCGTTTTAGATTTGTGCGCAAATCGTTTTGGCGATTATAATGTAAAATGAGATTGATGATAGTGTTTTGCAATTATTTTGTAATCACATTATAATCAGTATTTTAAGATAATTTCATTGCATCACTAAAAATAATTGTTCAATAATTTTTTTATAGTTGAAAAATATCATACGTTTGTGGTGTACTAGTTGTGTAGTAAACTAATAAATAAAACTATGATAGAGATTCAAAATTTAACTTTTGGTTACAAAAAGAACAGGGTTCTTTTCGACCAATTAAACCTGAACCTTCCGTTGGGGAACATTTACGGTTTGTTGGGTAAAAATGGTGCCGGCAAAACCACGCTGTTAAAAAACATTACCGGTTTATTGTTTCCGCAGCAGGGTTTGTGCAAAATAGGAGGTAGGGTGTCGGCCGAACGCTCGCCCGAAATGTTGAGCGAAATGTATCTTATCCCCGAAGAGTTTGAATTACCGGCTCTTAGCGGTTTGGTGTTTGCCAAAATTCATGCTCCGTTTTACCCAAAATTCGATTTTACCCTTTTCGAAAACTATTTATCTGAATTTCAGGTAGATGCATCTTCCAAACTCAACCGTTTGTCGTTTGGGCAAAAAAAGAAATTCCTCATTGCTTTTGGTTTGGCCACGCGTACGCAAATTTTGGTGCTCGACGAACCTACCAACGGCCTCGATATTCCCTCTAAAAGCCAGTTTCGCAAGGTGATAGCCTCATCTATGGACGAGGAGCGCTGCATTTTGATTTCGACCCACCAGGTACGCGATTTGGCCAGCTTAATCGACCATGTAATTATTCTCGACAATGGCAAGGTTATTTTTTATCAAAGTACTTTTGAGATCAGCAGTAAGCTGGCTTTTGGTACGGCGTTGAAAACCGATACTGCCGATTTTGTTTATGCTGAGGATGTTATGGGGGGAAAAGCGGTAATACGCAAAGCGGCCAATGGCAACGAAACCGAAATTGACCTCGAATTGCTGTTTAATGGCGTTATCTCTAACAATCAGGCTATTAACCAAATCTTTAATGCTTAAAATTATGAACAAAATATTCAATCCTACTCGTTTTGGATATCTGCTTAATCGTCAGATACTTATTAATTTTCGCGGATTGGCCATTGCGGCCGGGTGTTTTATCGGAATTTTTGTATTCTTAAATGCTATCATATTGTATAATAACCCATTATCGCTAAATTCGCAAACTTTTTTTGCCCAGCTTTTGCCTGTGGTTATGCTTGGCGGGATAATTTTTACCAGCAATATTTTTGTAGAGCTCAATAAGCCTCAGCAAAGCTTTATGTTTCTGACACTTCCGGCTACGATTACCGAAAAACTTGCTGTTGCTTGGTTCACTTCGTCGGTGATGTATTTAGCGGCTGCAATTGTTAGTATATTCATTGTCAATGTGATACTTATTATTATTGGCGCTTTGTTTTTTGGGCATTCGGTACAATTGTTTAATTTATTCAATACCAAATTATTACACATGTATGCCATTTACATGGTTATTCAACCTATGTTTTTATTAGGCGCTATTTCTTTTCGTAAGAACAACTTTTTCAAGACCTTAGGTACGCTTATTCTGGCCGGTTTTGTACTGGCTCTGTACGTTGGCTTGCTGATGAAAATTGTTTTCAACGGATTGGATACTACGCAATTGAATGTGGGACCCAACAACCTTAGTTTGGATGCTGTTGCCCTATTTTCAGATTACATGCCAACCATTGCTAAAGTTCTTTTTTGGGGATTCACCGCTCCGTTTTTTCTGGTAGTATCTTATTTCAGTTTAAAAGAAAGGCAGGTTTGATATGGAATTTACTGATAAACAACCTATTTACTTGCAAATATCCGATTATTTCTGTAACAACATTATAAGCGGCGAGTGGAAGGAAAACGACAAAATACCGTCGGTACGCGAAATAGCTGTGCTACTGGAAGTTAATCCAAATACAGCCATGCGTTCGTTCACTTATTTGCAGGAGCGCGAAATTATTTACAACAAGCGCGGTGTGGGATATTTTGTGGCCGAAGGCGGACAGGTAAAAGCCCTTGATATGCGCCGTAACGATTTTATTCACAAAGAGTTGCCCGATGTTTTTAAATCGATGTTGCAGTTAAACATTTCGTGTGGCGATCTCGAAAAACTATTTGAAATGTATAAGTCTGACAATCAATAA